CGGTCGCACGGACGAGACGAAGTGCCGCATACATCGTCGCACAGGGATACGGACGGTGACGTAGCTCAACCTTTGTAACTGTACAACCAAGTGTGCCACACTTGACACGTGTGGTACACTGTAGTCATGCCGCAAAACCAAGGGAGGTTCATAATGCTGACTTTCGCGGAAGCGCAGGCAGCGTGTGACGCGGCTCAGACAATGACCGCCGATGAGTTTGAGAAGTACCTCGCGTCCTTTCTTCCGCAGACTGTCTGGGATCAGCTTGCACAGGAGATCGTAGACATGGCGCTGAATAAGGGTAAGAACATCGATGAGGCCGCTCACGATGGTGCGATGTTCAATCTCGGATTCCACTTCGGTTGGGTTCTCTGCGAACACGCAAGGGGGCTTCGCAATGAGTCATAACTGGTCGCGTGCGCTTGATCTGCAAATGGATCAATTGAAGTGGCACCATGACCCGAGGGGCGAGGAGTACGCCGTTAGTTTCTTCAAGGAAATGTTCGGCGACGACGGCAACGTGGAAGACGAAGCTAGGCAAATGGCTAACAACGTCATGGTCACGCTTGCTCGTGCAGACACAATCTATGTCACGTCAGAGATGCAGCATGTGCTAATGCAAGCAGCGCATGATTTGCCGGAAGACGTGACAGTCGATCTGCACCAACTCCTCTGCCCCATCGGGTTCTGCATGTTTGAGGAGGGAATGCACGGACAGGATCGCAGAGGTAGGAATACGAGTGTCCATGCAATCGCGTGGCATGTAGCTCCGGTCAATTACACAAGATTGACTCCCGAGCAGAAGGCGATGTACACAGAGGAAAATGAGCGATGCGTGGTTGTGTACTTCTTCACAGACACAGCCGACGTGCTTGACGATTTCAATACGGATTATCGTCAGCTACTCAGAGATCGTGGAATCCCGATCCCACCTGTGTCGCTCTTGCACTTCTATCCCCTGTTCGACGGTGGCAAGATGCCGGACTCAGATGTTCAGGGATCGGAGATCGTCAACAACATCATGAAACTGTTTTGGGCCATGCAACTCCTGGCCCAGCAGAAGATTGGTGAGCCGATGAAGATTGACCCGGATCGTGCAACACGCAAGAGGTTTATGCGTGACTGGCCGGATGCACCCCCACCTTCGATCACGCTGATCACGCTACGGCGCAAGTCAGTGAAGAAAGACGACGCGGAAGCGGCGAGCATACCATGGACACGGCGATGGGTTGTACGTGGTCACTGGCGAAAGCAGTATTACCCAAAGACCAAGACCCACGCGTGGAAGTACATTTACGAGTACATCAAAGGCCCGGAAGACAAGCCGCTCATCATCACTGAGCGCAGGGTCTTCAACTTCAGGAGGTAATGATGCAACGGTTGAAAGTCACCGAGCATCACTCACGACTGACCAACTCGGAAGTAGTCCGAGTGGATATTCTGCACCCCGATGGGGTTATCTACTCCGTGGTGGTGCAGCGTCTCGGTTCACAGAACTGCGTGGTAATCGACATGACGTGTAGCGCCGACCCTCCTGGGGTTTCCCAACGACTTGAGAAGATCACCGGAATCTACGAACCAGGGAGGGAAGTCTTCTAATGCCGATCAAGGACATTCCTGACGAGATGCACGAGGAGGACTTCTGGCAGTTCGCACAACAGCCAGATTTTGGTGACGCCATGGTCTTCCAGCTAACCGCTGAGAATCCTGAGAACACCGGCACCTTCTCCAAAGAGGGCTTCGATGACATCACTGACAAGGTTCAGATGTTTCTCACAGCCAGAGTGTTTTCAAATTGGCAACAAACGGGAGAGCCGCCACGCAAAATGCGGTTTACAGTTTCGATTGACTGGGACACGAAACCGCTTGATGAACTGAGTGACGGGATTCCCTGGTTTGCTGGCGCGACTGACGACATTGGCCTGACTCAGATCGACGGTGAGAAGCGCATCCCAAGAGATTCCAAGTTTCGATAGTTGTACAATCAATCTCTTGACACGAGGCCATCTATCAGCTAGCTTGGGAGGGCCATGAAACCTCCCTTGGTTTGTGGCCGAGGCGAGGGGTGGAACACGGACTCCTATACAAACGGGAACGTCCAAGGGCTGACGGCTGACAGCGTTCCACTCCTCGTCTCTATTTGTAATCAAACAAGGAGGGCACAATCTTGCGTGCCATTCTGATACTAACCGCAACCTGTGCTGTTTTGGCACTAAGCACGGGAGCGGGACAAACAGAGGAAGCACCCAAGTCAATCGACTTGGAAAGCAAGGCGGTGGCGCAAACCAGTGTCACAGTCAAAGCAAGACCAGAGACGTGTCGCTCAGTCGAAAGAGCGATCAAGTTCTATCGCAGCAAGGTCTGGTACTACCAGGGTCAGCTAGGTCAGAAGAAACTTTCAACCTACTACCCGGAACGAAAGCCGCATGCCTGTGCATACAAGCGTTTCGTCGCTCAATCGTGGAAAGGTATGGCGCGTGAGTATCGTGTCGCCTGGAACGAATGGAAGTACCAGTATGCGTGGTGGTTGTGGCTACCCGACAAGTGGCAAAGGATAGGTGCCTGTGAGACTGGTTACGGAAAACGACCTGGGCAGTGGACATGGAATAGTGGAATCTACCAGGGAGCATTCGGTTTCTACCACGGAACCTGGGATCAGTACAAACCAGCAGGCGCACCTTCAGAGGCGTACCTTGCAACTCCCAGACAACAGTACCAGGCAGCCGAGAATGTCAAGAATGCTGTCGGCTATGGTGCATGGGGTTGTGGGGGTGCGTAGCACAAGGAAAGTTTGGTAGCAGTGTCAGCGATTCCTGAAACTGCGGAGGAGTATTGTCCCTCCTGCGGATTCTGGGTTTCGTATCTCAACTTCGACTACGATACAGGATGGTGTCGTCCGTGTACAGGTTCGACAAATCTCCAACCACAGTGTACTCAGTGTGGCACTGTGTTACAGGAGGGCCACGGTCGTACTACGTGCCCGTCATGTCGGCAAGAAAATTGGTTGGCGAAGCACGCAGACGAAATCGAGTACCTCGTCGTAGTCAAAGGCTACACCGTATCGTATGCTCGACAACTTCTGATTGAACTGTCTCGTCCCATCTGCCAGTGTTGCGGTAAGCCAATCAAGGGTGCGGCTGCCGTAGGTCGATGGGGCGAGACTCTTTTCTGTAGAAAGACGAAAGCATGTAGGTCAGCATACCCACGCTACCGCAAGCTGCTCAGCCAAAATTTGACAACTGAACAGGCGCTTGCTATAATCAGGCGTGGTTAGTCCAAGGGAGGTATCACAGTGAGTACAGCCGAACTCCTGTTTGAGCCATTAGTGTCCGACGAGAAGTACGACCGGACAGACTGGCAAGAAAAGGATTTGCGCTTTCTAGCGCCGATGCCCTATTCGGCCAACTGGTCGCAGATGGGTTGTTACAAAACCAGCACAGGCTTGTGGCTCATGGAGCGCAAGCGTGTGAAGAACGCTTTGCTTGTCACGTCGAAAGGTGGCAAGGGAGCGTACTTCTCCGATTTCTACCGGTGCCTGCCAGAATCGTGGGAACTCTACTCTGTCGGCGTGCATGACGCCATCCAGTACATCGAGGGATACGAGAAGAAGGTGAAGCTGACCGACGTACTCAACAAGGTCGCGTCGAAATCAAACAAGTATCCCATGGTGGTCATGCCGCACTACGATGTCCTGTCAGACACCAACAACAAGCGATCCCGTGAAAAGAACAAGGGACTGGGAACGCTGGACATGCTGAAGGAACTGACGTGGGACATGGGACTGTGCGACGAGGCCCATCGCATGAAGGGTCGTGGAAAGAATCAGGCGCAATGGACGAAGAACTTGAAGAAGATCAAGTTCTTGCACAAGCACCTGATGACCGGCACAGGGTTCGTGAACAATCCTGCGGAAATCTGGTCGCTGCTCAACTGGCTCGCACCAACTGTGTGGCCGTCGTACTGGGCATTCCGCAACTACTTCTGCGATCAGTTCATGGACGCACGAGGCTTCCGGGTAATCAAAGGAATCCTTCCGCACAGGCGTGAGGAGTTTGTTGCACTACGCCGTAGGCTAGGCCCACGCCATATGATGCACACAGTGCAGAAGGATATCCCGCATCCCGTCGAGTCTGTCCGCCACGTCGATCTCAACCCGACACAGCGCAAGATGTACGACGAGATCAAGACTGTCCTGTCTACGCTCGATCAGCAGGGCCAGGTTCTCTCGTCCCCCAATGTCTTGAGCCAACTCAATCGGTTGCGTCAGATCAGTGTCGCAACTCCGAAGGTGTTGAGCCGGGAGTTTGACGCCAAGCAGAATCGTATGGTCACGTCGATCAAGCTGGTCGAACCGTCCAAGAAACTGGACGAGGTAATGGACATTCTCAAGGAACTGGACGATCCGACCCAGAAAGTCGTCGTCTTCTCCGCGTTCAAAGACCCGCTGCACCTGCTAGCCGAAAGGCTTGATAAATCAGATATCGGCTACGTGCATATGGAACAGCACCACAGTGATGGTGAGCGATACCGACTGTGGCATGACGTGTTCCCCAACGATCCAACCAAGAAGGTATTCATGTCAACTCTGGCTCTTGGTGGTGAGTCGATCAACTTGACATGCGCTCAGTACATGATCTTTCTCGATAGGTCATGGTCGCCCAAGGACATGCTACAGGCAGTCGGGCGAATCTATCGACCAGGGCAAAAGCACGGATGCCAGATCATATACATCGACGCACGCAAGACAGTTGACTCCTACGTCAAGGGCAAGCTGACCACGAAAGAGAAGTGGTTCAATGAAATCTTTACCGACTGAGCAACCAAAAACTACGGATACAGAGGCGCTGCTGGCGACGGTGCGCAACTTCATCGAGGACGTGCCGCAGTACGGGACGCCCGAGAAGCCGTGGGCCGCTGAACTTCCCGATTCGCAACCCGCAGAAGCTGCCCTTGACTCCCTCGGCGAGCGCGTGCAGGAGTTGGAGGCGGCGCTGCGGGAGATCGTTGACACGCACCCAGCCGACATGACTCGGACGCCCATGAAGATCGCCCGCGAGGCGCTGTCGTGAGCGCGGACACAGAGTCACTGCTGGCGAACGCGAGGACAATCGCGGAACTGATGGCCGAGCTAGAGCGGGTGAAGGCTGAGAGGGACAGGGCGGAGCTTGCCGCGAAAGAGCTAGCGGAAGCGATGGTCGATGCCGAGGCCCGTCTCGACAAGGCGCTGGCTGAGAGGGACGAATTGGAGAATCACCGCCAAGACAACGAGAAGTTCATCGGACGCCAACAGGACAAGATCACCAAGGCGCTCTCGGCGCTGCGGGAGATCGAGTCTCTGCCATACGCCGAGAACATCAGCGCCGCAATTCTGATCGCCCGCGCTGCCCGCGCTGAGATCGAGGGGGAGCAATCGTGAAAGGTTGTGGTGTCTTCTTCAATCAGATGGTTGACCTTGAGCGTATCTACGAACTGTGTCAACCAACTGCCGAAGCTCCCATGGGGTATATCGACTGGATCACACCAATCATGGCTCCTGATCAGGACGCCGTACAGGTCAACCGGCGTGAGTGGGCTGACTGGCGTAAGCGTTTGCCAGAGCGTGTGAAGTTCGTCCCATGGATCGTCTGTGACGATCCTGAGGAGGACTACGAACGTGCCCGTTGGGTCATTGAGAACTACCCATCGAACGGCATCTTGTTCAACGCCGAGAAGTCCTACGAATCTGTGGGCAAGTGGAAGGCGTCTGTCCTTTGCACCAAGGTCATCAATGACCCCAAGCTAGGGCCGATCCCCAAAGTCCTGTCATACCCCTCAACACCGGCTGACCAGTACGACATGGACTATCGTGCGTTTGAGAAGGCGAGCTTCTGGTTCGCCCCACAAGCCTACTGGCTCGATCCCCTTCTGACTGATCACGGTGTCAATGCGAAACCCGACAATCTGTACCGCATGACCTACCTGCCTCATCAGGTTCACGTGGGTCGGGACTACCGGCTCGATATCAAAGCAGCTACCACGAAGCA